GTTGCTGTTTATGACCCTGATACGGGTAGCCTTGTAAATGCTGATGGAACTAATGTTCGCGTTCTTAATGTAACCGCACCATTGTTTACGGGTATTGCAGCGGAAAACATTTCAAATGGAGCAACTGGCAAGGTTACGGTTATTGGTGGAATTAATACGTCTGTAAGTGGGCTAACTACTGGTAAAACGTATGGACTCATTCCTAGTTCAGCATCAATTTCGGAAATTGGGGTGGATGGCATTGGAGCCTTTGGCGTTGCTTTGTCTTCATCTTCAATTTATCTTAACGTAGGGAAATTATAATGTCTGTCAAAACCGAATCTGATATAGTTAGAGAAAATAGAAATTTGCTCCTTGAACTATCGGACAGCAAAGTTTGGCCTGACCATGTGCCTGACGCTTGGCGTACTTACAGACAACTTTTGCGTGATGTGCCAACGCAATCTGGGTTTCCTACAGATGTGACTTGGCCCGTTGAGCCTATCTAGTTTGGTTCAATTGAACCTTTTGAGGTCATGAGTAATCCTAGTAGTCATGAACGTGTATATGCGGTAATATACCTCAAAGAACTTTTATTAGAGGTGTTCTATGGCGTTGAGCAAGCTTCAGTTCAGATCAGGAGTAAATAAGGAAACAACGTCTTATAGCAATGAGGGCGGTTGGTTTGACGTTGATAAGGTTAGGTTCAGGTCTGGATTTCCAGAAAAGATTGGAGGCTGGACCAAGCAATCTGAAAATTCATTTTTAGGAACATGTAGGTCGCTCCACCCTTGGGTGGCCTTGGATGGTTCTAGGTTTGTGGGTGTTGGAACGAATAGAAAGTATTACATAGAAAGTGGAGCTGCTTTTTACGACATAACACCTATAAAGAAGACCGTAAATTTAACAAACCCATTCACTGCTAGAAATGCAAACCTGCACAATACACAGGTGTCACCTACAGATACTGTAATAAGACTTGTAAATAATACTGCCGCTTCAGCCTTTGCCCCTTCAGGAATTATAAAAATAGGTTCTGAGATAATAACTTATACTGGCATATCTGGAGATACCCTTACTGGATGTGCTAGAGGTCAAGAAGGCACAACGGCAGCAGTTCATGCTGGAAACTCAAATGTCTCAAGCTCAACTATAAAAGTTTCACATACAGATCATGAAGCTTCTATTGGTGATTTCGTTATATTTTCTGGTGCCACATCACTTGGTGGTAATATTAATGCATCAGTATTAAACCAAGAATATGAAGTTTCATCTATAATTGATGGAAACAACTATCAGATACAGGCAAGGACCGTATCAACCATACAATCTATTACTGTTTCAACAGGCTTAAATCCAACTTATTTATTTTCGTCAACATCAGATACATCAAGTGGTGGAGCTGTAACTTTAAAGTATTTAATTTCAGCGGGTCTTGATACGTCAATATTTGGCACAGGATGGGGAGCTGGCACATTTGGTCGTGGCTCTTGGAACTCATCTGCTAGTATTAGCGCACCTGGTCAGGCTTTGGGCTTTTGGTCTCATGATAACTTTGGTCAAAACTTACTTATAAATTCACATAACGGGAATATATACTATTGGCAGTTTGCCAATGGCCTTGAATCAAGAGCTACAGCTTTGTCTAATTTGGCTGGTGCTGATGGTTTGGCCCCTACCCTATCAAAGCAGGTAATGGTTTCTGACAAAGACAGGCATACAATAGTTTTTGGCTGTGATCCTGAAACTGATATAGGTGTACAAGACCCTATGTTAATCAGATTTAGTTCACAGGAAAGCCTAACCAC